CCATAGGTTGTGATTTTGTGTCGTCGTTTCGTGAGAGGTTTTTCAATACAATAAAGGCATCCTTATTATACTTGCGGTCACCCTTTTGAGATGACCACTTCTTATTGTATCCTTCAGGTTGTTCGATACCAGATACCTGTGTACCACCAATCTCGATTACGATATTGTCATCTCTGACATTCCAACCGAGAGTGTGAATTGTTTCCCAAAGTTCATCTTGTGTAAGATTCATCGTCCAAACCTCTTATCCATTTTTAGTTTGACATAATACATTCCTAAGATCCAGACAGAGAAGAAGAACCCCTCCACGTAACTCATGGAATGCCAAGCGTGTACTGCTCCGTCCATCAGACATCACCTTCCTGACGATTCTCTGAGTAGTGAACATCAAACTCACCACCAGGATAACGTGCCTTGAGTTTGTCTACATTCATAGCAATAACTTCATCAATACTAACATTCAATGCCATACATGCTTGTGCAATATACCACATGATGTCACCAAGTTCACGCTTCATATGAAACATGTTCTCTTCATTAACAGGTTTACCTTGGAAGACAATCTTCTTCACAATCTCAGTAAACTCACCTGCCTCAGCACATGCTCCTACAGCAGCAGTAAGCAATCGCTCGGCATGAAAGTCTTGCCCTTGAAGTTCTTGAATACGATAAATGAATGCTTCGTTATCTTTCGATGGTTGCGACGTGACTTCATTGACGAACTCCAAATAGGCATCAGTGTTTACTCGCTTAGTCATACTTTAGTTCTTGAAAAGTTTTCTTTGCTTTGAATTTATCCAGGATAGAAGGTCTTACTTCGTCTTGCCCAGAGTCCTGGATATCATCTTGGGCAGACTGCTCTACATCATAGAGTCTCATCTTTGATCTGTCAATACCTAAACAGAATCTCTTGTTACTTGCACCATCATTGTATCTATTCTTCAACTGCTTCACCATAATCTGATTCATTCCTTCCAATTCCTCAGTAGAAATAAGGGCGAACATAAGATCAGCAGTAGCAGGAAGACCAAAGGATTCAGAAGTATCAGTAATGTCAACATCAGAGCTACCGTAACCTGCACGAGTGGTCTGTGTAGCTGAGACAATAGGCACATCGTGTTTGACTGCCATTCCCCTAAGTTCCTCAGCGATTGACTTGACATAGGTATAGGAGTTGACGAGAGATCCCTTGTATCGCGAAGAAGCACAGATATTGAGGTAATCAATAAAGACAATATCGGGTCTAAAATTCCTCTTGAGAGCAAGATCACTAAGAAGAGCAGAAAAATGTCCGTCATGTGCTGAGGCAGTAGGGTACTCTTTGATGATTAGTTTCCCTTTAGTCTTGGTGCCAAGAGAAGTAATCTTCTTATCAAACATTTGCTTGGGTAATGTACTCAAGTCTTGAATGGGAACGTTGAGAAGGTTTGCGTCAATGCGTTCCGCGATCTTCTCTTCTGCCATTTCCAATGTGATATACAAGACATTTTTACCTTGTAAGAGTGTGGCAGCGGCGCAATGGCACATAAACAAAGACTTGCCCACACCAGTACCAGCAAGTGCAATATTGAGCGTCTTACTAGGGAGACCCCCCTTCGTAATCTTATTGAAGAACTCCAAGTCGAACGGAATTTTCGCCTCAACTTTATGATAAGTGGCGTATCTGGCATCGGAATCTTCTATGTAATCGTGTCCCACATGAGAGTCGAAACATACACCTAGTGCTTCCTGTAGAATTGTTGGGATTGCTCCCTTATCATTCTTACTATCTTGACCGTCAGCAATCTTGATAGATTCCATCAGAGCAAGATAGACTGCTCGTTCTTGACACCACCTTTCGGTAGAGTCCATGATCCACTGGTATTCAGACCTGTCTAAAGTAACATTCTCTAGACATGTTCTACTATCTTTGTAGAACTGCTCATTCAAATCGTCACGATTGTCCAATTCAATAAACAAAACCTCTCGTGTGGGTAGTACATTGTACTTTTCCACGTAGACAGATGTCAGTTCAAAGAGAACAGCATGAGATCTGAGAGTAAAATACTCAGGTTTTATAAACGGAAGAACTTTTCTTGTGTACTCCTCTTGAGATAAAAGGTTATTTATAATAAGTTCTTCGATACTCATAGGTAGTGGAGGTAAGACCCCATAATGTACTTGTTAGATTCTAGGGTTGGTCTTCCTGCATGTCGGAACATCCAGTTAGCAGGGAAGATAGCAATCCTACATTCCTTTGCTTCGATTTCATAGTCGATGCGAGGGAAGTGAGTCCGCCCACCAACTGGGGCGTTGTTCAAGTATAGCATGACCGACACGAAACGTCTAGCAGATTGGTAATCCTGGACATCAACATGATCTTGAAACTGATCGTCAGATCCCATCTCGTATTTCTTGATACGATACTCTTCAAAACAATATGATGATGGGAAATCAGCACCAACATCTAGATCTTTGATGTACAAACCGACAGCATCAACAAAATACTTTTGTACTTGTGTCTGAATCATCTGCCAAGTTGGTTCTGAAAAATGCTTAGACACATTGAACTCAGTCCACTTGGGTCTAAACTTTTTATCCACAACTTCTTTACGTCGCTCCAATTCAAACTCATTGATGATTTGGTGACATAAGTCCATTGGTACGAGAGCATCGTAGCAACGGATATATTCTTTCAGATCAGTTGCCATACCTAAACTCCTTTCCTGCACACTCATCTAATGCTTGCATTATTTCTGGCGTGAAATATTTATCAGGATCCTTGAGAATCTGTTTAGGATAAACAGAAGAACCATCAATCTTGATACGGTTGCCAGTCCGCTGGAAGACTCCATACTTCTCACCCAGTTCCAGTAGTCCGTAATACCTGTCCAATCCACGGTCGTAATAAAGACGTGTTTCAATCTGAGAGTTCTCCTTGGTCAGACGTGACTTCTGTGCTTTGCATTTGATAATGTTACCAACAACATCTGTACCATCCTTCTCTTTCTTCTTAGACAGATAGATGATAGTAGAAGATGCATACTTGAGACCACTACCACCACCCATTTCTTTCATTGGCACATAGGCACCGATGACATCGTAGGTATGGTTAGTGACCAGCATGGGCACGTTTGCCTTGCCTAGTTTGAGTGTGAGCACCCTGAAGGCACCCTTGATCAACTGACTCTTGGTCATGTCCCTGACCTGCTTATCTGCTGCTACGTCAGCAATCTCCTTCTCAGTAGAAAGCATACCCAGAGAGTCCAGAACAAACATCAAAGGTTTGCGGTCTGATTCATCCTGCTCCATATACTTGTCAAGGATACGACAAGACTGAGTTCGGAATTGTTCGATGGTTGCAACAGGTACAATCATCATACGATCAGATGCAATACCACGATCCTCAATCATCTGCTTAGAAATAGCAGACTCAGACTCAAAGTAAATTACTCCAGCATCGGGATTACTGTCAAGGAAATGCTGAACAATCCCAAGGCAAAAGAAAGTCTTGCCAGTAGAAGACTCACCAGCGATAGCAGTGATCTTGTTTGAGGGGACTCCACCGTAGATTGAACCGCTAACCAAAGCATTGAAAATGTAACTACCAGTGTCAATGAAACCACCAGTGTCTCCTGCTGCGACACCATCGCTGACAAGTCCTGCATACTCATTACCAATCTCCTTTGCTACATCCTGTAGAAAATTCAAGACTTGACCTCCAAAATGTTTGTGATAAATTTTGCCCGTTTCATGGCACGGGAGAACCATTGTGCATCCTCTAGTATATCAAATTCTTTCTCTTCTCGCACAGAGAAACCGAAAGCTTTTTGGTAGGTTACTACGAATTTAGTTTGAGTGTTCATCCGAATAAGAATTCTAGGGTTGCAATTTTTTCGACTTTCCATCCAATAGTATCCATAATGACTTGTAGTGGTGCTAGAAAACTCTTCTCGAACTGTACATCATAATCAATATTCTTTTCAAGATTGAGTTCCTTTGGCATCTCACCAACGAAAGAAACTACGTTCTCCATGATGGGGTTTGGAGTTCGTAGATAGATGAATTTGATCTTGTCTCCGTTCTGAATCAATGGATACTTATTTGTAAGGTTGTTCTTCTTCAGATGGAAGTTATATAAAAGTGCTCCACGCACATGAATAGGACAACCCTTACTATACAGAGTAGTATTACTACTCCACTTTTGTAAATTATTGCAACCTCGTGGGAAAGAAATTTGTTCTGGTTTTAGAGAACGAAATTCTTCACGGAAGTTTGCAATAAACTTTTGCACTTCATCTTCTGTGCCGTTCATGATCACTTTGAGTGAGTCTTTGATCTTCTGTCTACATGGTCCAGGTGTAGAAGATTTGACCGCTTCAATACCCATGATTTTTAGTTTGGGTTCTGCAAAACGAACACCTTCAATGTCCCATGCGTTTAGAATGTAACGCTTCTTTGCAGTCCAAATACCTTTGTCAGCAATAGTCTCTCGCTTCATGATCATCTTCTGATCATAAGCATGGACATAGTTTGCTAGTTCCTCGTATGCCTGTGTGATGAAAGGTTCTATTCTTTCCTTACAGGCGGCATCAATAAAACTAACGACCTTCTCCTTAGGAACATCCTTACCAGCAAATACTGAACTGACAAGTAGATCAAGACAGATATAAATGCTGTCAGTATCGGAAGCGATAACATAATCTTTGCCCTCAGTGTTCAGCAATTTATTTAGGTAGACATTTATTTTGTTTTCGATCCATCGAATCGAGACTTGACCCGAGAGCGTAATCGCTTCAGCATTTGCAAGATTGTAATATCTGAAGTATTGGTTTCCGATGGCACCATAGGCACTGTTGAGTTGGATCTTTCTTGCCATTTGGATGTTGTTGAATCTGGACACATCCTTTTGAAGTGATGTGGTCTCTGCAGGTGTCTTGGAATTTTCAAGATCTTGCTTAGAGGCCAGCATTCGCTTTTTGTAAATCTTTCGTTCTTCATAGATCTTCTCCATCATTTTTGGTAGAAAACCTTGCACAGTGGTGTCGTACATAGCACCGTTAGCACATACAGTTTGTCCATCTAGTTCTGAAAAATCAATCTCTTGACCCAGTAGACGATCAACCGTCGCTCTAGGATGCTTACGTTCCAACAGAGTTTCGGGAGATATATTGTATTGCATGATAAGGTGTGGATACAGTGAGTTCAAGTCAAATGACACAACCCACTCGTACAACCCTGGCTTCGGTTCTTTTACATATGCACCAGCGTACTTATCATCTTTACGCGATGTCTGTTTTGGGGGCACAACAATGTTACTCTTGCCAAGATAATTGTAGATCAGTGTGTCCCACATTTTGACCTGAGAATAGACATCCTCAAAATTTACCTTGGCATCATACGCCATAGTGACAGCAAGTTCTAGCAACTTCATCTTGTCCTCAAGACGATCTACTAGTTCAACGTCAATGACGTTATACTCTACAAACTTCTGCCACCCTTCTGTATAGAAATCTTTGAACGTGTCATACTCACTGTGATCAAGTTTGCGTTGACCTAGTTCAACATCTGCAATGTGATCTAATCGGTATGATTCTTGGTTGGTATACGTGAACTTCTTATAGAGATCCAGATAATCCAGTACAGAAACACCCACGATTTCATAGGCAATGTTCACACGACCCATGATCGTGATCTCACGTTCATTGACTTTGTTCCAAGGAGATAGCGATGTCTTCCATTTAGATCCAAGCACACGATCAATACGACGGCACAGGTATGGAATATCGTACAGGTTACAGTTCCAACCAGTTACGATGTCAGGAGTATTCTCTACCCACCAACCAACAAAATCACTCAAGAGTTCTTGCTCTGTCCAAAAGACTCTGAACTCTACTCCCTCAGGAGGATCTGCCTCTCTTGTGCTCCAAGTAATAAGTTTCTTTGTGTTCATATTCTTGATCGTAATCAAGAGAACATCCTCTGCAGAACTTTCTACATCAGGGAAACCGTTCTCGCAAGCAACCTCAATGTCAATAGTGATGATATTCATCAATGACATATCATAGTCAATCTCTCCAGGAAATTCCTTAGAGATAAACTGATACAAGAACCTCTCGTATCCGTGAACTTCTACACCATGTACGCCCTCGTACTTGCCTATAAACTCTCGTGCTTCACGAGGACTTTCAAACTGAATTGGTTTGACATTCTTGCCAGTAAGTGTCTTGTACTTCTCTTGCTTATTCGATGTAATGAACAACGTGGGAGAAAAGTGTGTACGTGACTGTATGTACTGACCATTCTCATACCCACGGTATAGAATCTTGTCGCCAATCAGTTCGACGTTGGTGTAAAAACTCATTCGGTAGTTGGTTCGTTTTTCTCCTTGTCAAGGTACATCTCTAGGACCGCCTTGTTCGGTTCCACTATAGTAAAGATCGAGTCAGATGTCAAGAACAAGTCACGCTGCTTCGCATAGAGTGGGTATTGTTCCATATCCTCACTTTGAATCTTGTAACACTTTTCAACAAACACAGATGGTTCTTCATCTAGTTCTGTAACTCTACCAATCAAATAATCAGTCAGTCCCCCGTTCTTCAGGAGCAGGATTTTCACGTTGTCCATCTTGATGTACCTTTGTAATTTCTGTGTATTTTTCCATGACTGCATCATGGGGATCATATAAACTAATCACTTCTTCCATTCGGAGAAAGATATCTTTCTCTTTTGAAAGAGGTGCCCAAGGAGCAAAGAATAATTCAGGTTCACTGACCTTCCTAATGCTTCCTTTATGATCTTGATTCATGTCAATTTCAAGAACACGAATCTCATATGGTAGACGCATAGCATATGCTATAGGTCTTTTGTTGCCTTGCTCATCTTCAGGACCAAATACTTCCTTGAAGTCAGCAATGACATCTTCACGACTTCTTAGTCTTGCGATTTTGACGGTCATAATACCTTTGCTCAATTTGCATAATAGATTCTTTTACGATGTCCTTTACCACTCTGGTGTCTTCGATACCATAAGCATCAGACAGTGTACGAGCATATGCTAGAACCTCATCTGTATACTTCTTAGGTACTTGAACTGTTACTAGTTCCGAATCGCCATTGTAGTTGCTAGGACAGCAATTTACAAATACATTCATAGTGTTCCTCAAACAAAAAGAGACCTCGTAAGGTCTCTTCGGTTGTGTTTTATATAGGTTGGTTAGTAGTCCATGTTGCCACCATAACTGATGCAGGTCTTTTTATTTTCAGCGGATGATCTGCACCACTGTCTCACGTAACTATCTGCATCCATATTCATTTTATAATGAGCATGGTTATGCAGTGCCCCTATCAGTGCTATCATCCCCAGCAGTGTGAGAGATGTTAGCGTCCCTGGATTCATTAGGAATTGAAGTATCCGCGATTTCATAGATTTTCAATTGTTGGTGGTCTGGAATGATCCTCTGTAAGTTTATCATAAGCATCCCGTTTTGGAAAGTCACTTTGGTGACTTCCACATCATCTGACAAATTGAACCCTCTAGCGAATGTCCGAGTAGACACGCCACGGTGCATGTACTCTTCTTCCCCTTTGGACTTCGCTGCCTTGGATCTGATTAGGAGAACGTTAGTCTCAGTAGAGACTTCAACCTCTTCAGGTGACCATCCAGCAAGTGCCATCTCAATACGCCACTTGATGTTTGATTCCTTCACCAGATTATATGGTGGATATGCCTCATTGACACTACCCATTCCATATGAATGTAGTCTATAAACAATGTCATCTAGTCCAACACTGTATCTTTCAACAGCATCTACCACGGCATTCATATCCTTTGCCGTGAACTTTCTCAGTCCAGTCATGTATCTACTCCTTATAAAGCGAGTTTGAATTGTATGGTCCCCGAAGGCAACCGAAATTATTTAGATCCATAATCAGTTTGTAATATGTTCGGATTGTACCCTATTTTCAAGACTGTAAATTATAAATACTTCTAGCCATGAATCCATATAAAATTGGGGAAAATATAATGTACAGATTTCTTCCCTTTGTAATGTTACTGATGACCGCTACTGCTGCTAACGCTGGTGGACTTGTATCAAAACACTCTTCTAGTGTTCAACTAACTGTTGATGCTGCTAGAACTCAGGCAACGAGAATTGGATCCTCGTTTAGTATCTCAGGAACAAACATCGGTACTACTGATGGCACCACAGCAGATGCTGTTTCTACTGGTACTATTACTAGTGGAATTTATTCTCCTGGTACTATCGAAGCAGTCCAAGGAACTGCAGAATCTGCTTTCTCATTCTCCCAGTCTTATACTCAAGGTGATGCAGTCCCAACTGCTGCTCCTACGGTAGGAACTGTTCCTAACTTCTCAAACACCACAAGTTATACTGCTGGTTCAGCAGGTACATTAGCTGGTACAGTCACCTCTGCAGGTCTTCTCACCGTGACTGCTGGTGGTGCTGGAACGACTGCAACTGGCCAATATGTTAGTGAGATCACTGTAATTGACTAAGGAGGATCGCAATGAATACTATGATTCGTTGGTCTGCCCTAAGTGCGGTGGTTGCAAGTGTCATACCTGCAGCTGCCCTGGCGGTCCCCGTGGTCCCAAACTTCACACAGGGGTCGATGACGAGCCGGACGGAGACAACTCAGACGATAAATGAGACAATAAATAGCATGGATTATAATACTGGTTACCAATATTCTGCTACAGGTAGTGGTATAACTAGTAATGGTACGCTGAGCCCTGGAACAGGTTCTAGCAATGTAACTATTGACGGAGTGACATCATCATGGAAGGGAGTAACAACCAGACCAAACTTCACACAGACGATACCAGGAGGAGCGTTTCAGTTCACAGAAACGTATTCAGGTCCTGGTTTGAGCAACCAAACAATTATACAAAGAACGACCGAGGTTACAAGCATAACCGATACTACAAGTATCTTCTCCCAATAACATTATTATTTGCTAGTCCATCTTATGCTGAAACTATTGGTGGTGTGTCTGCTACTGCTTCTCCTGTGGCTAATAGTTCAGGCTCCGTTACAAACCAAGCTATTCAAGTCCTTCAGGGACCATATATTACAAACACATACGGAGGAGGTGTATCATGTCAAGGTCCCACTCGCAACTTCACCCCCTATGTAACAGGAACTGCTTCTGCTGCTAGACCATACGAAGACTTTTATGACGATCCAGTATATGATGTAGGAGATTATAATGATGATGGACGTATTGATAATCCTGGCGACATCCTCTTCCATAAAAAAACTAGAACTGGACAGAAAGATAATTTCAGTTTAGGTTTGGGGTTCTCTATGACCTGGAGTACACCTACAGATAAGAATTTACAAGACCTTTGTAAGAAGGCAGCACAAACACAGATCGAATTGAATAGTCAGTTGACTGCCAATAAAAGATTGGACTTTGAGATTGCTCGTCTCAAGAATTGCGGCAGTCTAATGAAGGAAGGAATCATGTTCCATCCTAAGAGTCCTTACTATTCAGTGTGTGCCGACGTTGTAGTGATGAATAAGAATCAGATTTCTCCTCACTATCATACTATTCCTTCCCCCGAAGTATCCGTATCGCCCGATTCCTATGGCGCTGGTCGCGACGGCGATCCTTCACAGATTCAATCTTCGATACCTTCCCCCGAATCTGAGATACCTTCTTCAGGATCTTCTTTACAGTCGGCTTCACCACTTTCAAAAGAAGATCGACAGCGGGTTTTGCGAGCAGTGCAGAACTCGTCGCAACTACAGCAATACTCGCAGTAGTTGTTACCATCCCAGCATTGGGAATGTTAGATACAATTTGATCTGTAATACCTAGATCTTCTGTAACCATTATACATTCCTTACCTACCAATTCATATCCAGTAATTTTCTTATTACCCTCTAGGATCTTTCCTACAGGGTTTTTTAGTTCTTGATCTCTTGCAGGGCAGTTTACTGTTACTGCTTCTGTACGGGTTGGAGGTGGTGCTGCTGCAGGGGGTTCTGGAGGATCGGATTCTTCTCGTTTTCTCGTATCAATTCCAGATGGATATGTCGGCACGATTTGATCGGGCTCGAATTGTAAAGGATCATATGACGGTACACCTGCATCGCAATAAGTAATCGTTCCTTTGGGGTCATTCTCTATTAGATTATTATTCTTGGTGCTATTTTGACTATGAGATTCTACACATCCAGGTACGTTTACAATAGGAAACCCTAGATCCAACGTGACAGGTGGAGCTAGGGGTAATGAATTAGGTGTAAGAACTCTAGATTCAGGAATTCTTACATCCTGAATATCGATCCCAGTAATACCAATATCATTTATCTCCATCTTTTTTAGATTCTTTCTTCACTTCAGGTTCTTCTCTGTCATCTTTTTTCTTTGCTGCCTGAACTCCAAAAGTAGCTAAGGTTCCAGTAAAGACAGATGCAATAAAAGTTGGATCAATATTTTTCTGTGGTATTCCAGGTACAGTTACATAGTTTAGAGTAAGAATTGCTGCTGACCATGAGAGGATAGCAACTCTTACTAGTGCAGACAAACCTTCATCTGCCCAATCAAACTTAGGACCAGACTTCTTAGGTTCCTTGGGGGGTTGTTGTGGTGTTACCGTCATTGTCAGATTGCCTCTTTTTGCCGATGTTATATTTCGACTCAAGTTGCCAATCTCCTTTATCCTTATAGGAAATTACCTTGATTTGACTCAGAGGTGCGAGATTGAGAACCGAATCTGGTGCTACAATTTTCACAAGTCCCCAATCAGAAAGAAGTTGAATGATCCTATTTCTACGTTGAATATCATTCTCTGTGATATTCGCCTTCTTTCCGTCTAGAGCAAATAATTCTTTGAAGTGGACAATATAATACTGTCCTTTTTTATGAAGGATATGACAAGATTGATAGAGTTTGCGTTCCTTGCGAGAAGCAACTCCAATTCTTGTAAGCGTTTCACGAACCTTGAGGAAGTCATCTGGTTCACCCAGAGTCACTTCAATCATGTCACTTTTGTTCCAGATAACTTCCGTATCACCCATGCTAACCACCTGTATCTAATTTAGATCTAATAAAATCTAGTTGATCCGAAGTCAAAATACGAAGGGCATCAATAGCCTTTTCATCACTATAACCATAATACTGTTTTACAATATCAAGATCTTGTGCTTTCTCCTTCTTACCCCACGGAGAAAATCTCTTACGGGGTCTCACAGTATTTATAAAAAAATCATACTGCAAGAGGTTGTCTAATTCTGGGTACTGATTTATCTCATTTGCATACATGATAGTATCCATGTGATGAGACATGCACTTGTTTATAATGAAAGCAGGGTACTTCTTTTCCCATGCAGGATCATCACTGTGTAGAAGATTCTTCTTGCTCAGATTGATTGAGTTCAGATAGTCCTTCAAGGGGTAGTTCTGATCGAATGCCATAATTGATTAGTACCAGTTCCTTTCGTTCTTTTTGGTCAGACATGTAATCACCCACAGACCGCATGGTGTATGTGTGATCGTATTCGTATGGACTCCATTCAACAAACCGTTCCTTGATTAGATTGGTTGTATTGTACGAGACCATCATTTTGACTGTATCCTTATACTGGTTACAGTCGGCAGCAAAGGTATCATGATTGAACCTTGCGTGCATATTTCCCTTGCGACCATACAGATTATCTTTGATGTCGTAAGGAGGATCTAGATAAATGAATAGGTCAGATCCTTTAGCAATCATCTGCTGGTATGAATAGTTAGTAATCTTCCAATTACGAATCACTTGCTGATAGTAAGGAAGATTGTCAATACCACGCACCGAAAAGTTAGACTCTGATGCTGCCTTAGAAAAAGAAGATGCTTCTGTCAAACCAGAGAACGAGCATTTGTTTACAATGTAAAAACTAATTGCACGTTGCAAGGCGGTAGTATTTCGTACATCCTTACTTAGATACTCCTTTGCCTCTAGAAACAAAACCTTCGCTGAGATAGGATCTGGATGGCGATGCTTGAGTTGTATGAGTTGATCACGCATCTGCTGACCCTCAGACTGTAACTGCTGCCAGAAGTCCACCAGGGGCACGTACAGATCATTTACCCACACGGATAGGTGTGGATACATCTGTGTCATGTAGAGAGCGACAGAACCACCTCCTAGGAAAGGTTCACGAAACTCACGAATCTCATCCATGTTAGGAAGAAACTGTGCAAGTTTTTTTGTCGCTCGTGATTTACCACCTGGATAACGAAGGGGTGTCTTTAGTTTCATAGATCTCTTGAAGAATTTGTTTTACTGTAGGGCACTGTTCACGTTCAATAAGGGTTCCGAGCGATTCAAACTTCAGTTTCCTGAATGCTTGCAATGCAGATTCTACTGTAGCATGTTTTCCACCCCATATTTGCTTGCCCTCAAATCTGGATATGGCACGATATGGAGTATTTTTATTTCTGTCACGAGGTAGACTATAGTAAACTCCTTGAGGAAGATCAGATGCAACAGGTGTTCTATTACTTGGTTCAACAAAAAAATTGTTTATTTCCTTACTAACCATGATACATGTATCAGGACTATACATCCTATTACCAGGATATTTGATGTCCTTATCTATACATTTCGTTTCCCAGTTATCCCACGAGGTCACCCAGTCTATAAAGTTAGATAGGTACAACCAATCTGGATGAAGGGTGCAATCTTCATAGAGACGATAGTCTTTCCAATTGGGATCCCTACTATCAGTACGACGAAGAATACCCACCCAGCGCACATAAAGTTTTCTATTGGGTTTAGAGACATCATTGATTGCCTCACCATAAATCAGTTTGTTCATTTGAATTCGCACTCCATCATGAGTTGAGTAAAGCAAGCAAGTAAATTGATCTCTTGATCTGCAACGAATGCAGACTTGTATTGATACTCAGCAATGATAAGAACCGCTGCTGCAATACTAGGTTTCTCTAATGCAGTATACATCTTGTCATACACTGCACGCATGATATGGGCAGGAGAATTATCTACATTCTGCTCTACCCATTTCTTGACATCAGTGAACTTCTTATTCTTCATGCTCGACATAAGAGCAGAGTAAGAAGCATCAGACTGAACTGCCATGATGCCTGTATCAATCTTACCAGTAGATGAGTATCTTTGCAACTCATTCAAGGTACGACGGAAGTCAGGGAAATGTTTCATGATCAGTTCCGCCAAGACTTTGGTGCTGTAATCTACACCTTCTGCTTGAAGAATCTGTTCACAACGCGCTAAGAACTTACCTGCCATCTGCTGCTTGACCTTGCCCGATGTATTGAAATCGATGACAGTGGTTCTGCTATGCAGAGGATCAATAATTTTATTCTTGAAGTTGCAAGTAAAGATGAACCTACAGTTCTTCTGGAACTCTTCGATAGTCGCTCTCAGAAGCAGTTGGACATCGGGAGTAGTGTTATCTGCCTCATCCACAATGATGACCTTGTGGGCGCTGCTAGAGGTCAAAGAGACGGTAGACGCAAACGACTTTGCCTTGTCACGAATGGTATCTAGAAATCTACCTTCATCAGATCCATTGATAAGAATATAATCAGCACCTAAGTGTGTACATAATGCTTTTGCAATTGTAGTCTTTCCAATACCAGCAGTACCACTGAGAAGTAGATTGGGGATTTCTCCCTGCTCAACAAATCCACTAAAGATATCCTTAGTTTCATCAGGGAGAATACATTCCTCAATCGTCTGTGGACGATACTTTTCAACCCAAAGGAAATCCTTCATTTTACTAATTGACCATTCTCATTGTATACAAGTTGTTGACTCACACCGTTAGCACTTTCATTTACGAAATTATGAAAGACTTCAGATCCAAGATAGTGATCAACTTTATTGATCTGATAATGCAAGTTCCATTCGTTGTTGCGTGCTTGCTGAATCAACCAAGACAGCATAGCAGAGTCCATCTTTTGATTGCACTCGACAGCAGAGATCCAGTTGATTACCTCACCAGGTTCCAAGTAGTCACCTTCAACATCCTGATATGCCCGTTGATACATCAGAACCTTGGTACGATCTGGTCGCATCCACTGAGGCATCTGCTTAGTTTGTTTCCACAAGCATTCAAAATCGGAACAGATTGGAGGACGATCTTTGTGAATGCTGCACCCACCGCAACTATTGCTAGGATCCCAATAGTGACATGGTTGACCAGGAAAGAATGGAATGCCATGAGCATCGCCATACAGATGTCCTTGGCAGCACTCACTACAAGTACCACACTCACGTTTAGTGTAATCAAACTCCGTAATCGGCAGGGCCTTCATCCCCCTGCTCTCGGTTGTAAGGTCCAGTCGATCTAACATAATGAAAAAATAGTTGTGTGTACTGTTCTCCTTGGTATGGAGTCCGCCAGTGTTCTAGATCTATACCACTGTATAATACTGCATCACCAGGCAAGGTTTCAAATTTTTGCTTTGCACCGAATCGGTCTAGTAGTTGCAACTCCCAAGGTTGATCTTGGATGATGTTCAAACTGACAGAGACTTCACAGGCATTGCGATCTGTATGTGCTGCCATAAATGATTTGTTGTAATACCTAGTGCAAAACCAATAGGTTTCCAATAAATCAGTTCGTAGATAACTGTTCAAAAAGTATTGAACTCGATGATAATACTCTTCTGCACAAGGCGGTTTGTATATCATCTTTGTCATTCCTCTACCTTCATCCCAAGCAGCGGTTCTACTTTCAAATTCGCTACTGAGTGTTGCCCCTAGATACGAGACTTCACGTTCATCTAGTAGAGAGGGGAGAAAGTCGTATCCAGAAATAGCATAACTCATGGTTCAAGTGCAATCCAATAGCAGAGTCCTTTAGTGGTGAACTTAGCAACTTTACTGTTGCTAATCTGAATGTTGTAATCAGACTCAATAATATTGAGATTCTCAATCTTGAAGCAATGGCAGAAGTCGTGATCAGTTTCTCCAACTTCAACAGTGTAACTGTTAGAAGTTTCATTCTTCTTATCAGTCACACAAAAGTTGACCTTACCGTTAGAACCAAAGACACATGCATCAGGAACCTTATACAAACGTGCTGCCTTCATCACATTGATATAGTCTCGCACTGAGATATTGAATTCTACATCAACACTAGGGAGAGTGATATCATTCTCAGGAGGTTGAACAATAATCTCAGGATCTGCATAGTAGAACCGAGACTGACGACGCTCATCCTGAGTGTCAACTAGGCGAACATATGTAGACTCTGGTTGCAGTTCTGTTGAAGGGAACAGATCAACGCCACTGATGAAAGAAGACAAATCATAGATAGAGATCTGCTTATCAAACTCCTCAAGAACTTCTGCAGATGCAAGAATGTTTTTGTTGATACTCAGAGTACGAATCTGCTTTCCAGGTTTGATTACAATGGAATTGTTGATCGCCGCAAAGTTCCTGAGAATGTCACGGGTACGTGTTGAAATAACGGTCATCGGTTGGGGTAAGTTTCGCGGTTTGAGTTTTGGTCATTGAAATGCAGCAACAACAATCCATAGTGTAGGATTTTGATGATGTCCCTTCGGGCAGTGCCTTTCTTGTCGTAGCGGGAAGCATACTTCAGAATGTTAGATCTGCAAAATGGTTCTGCATCACCACATGCTTCAATCAAATCTAACGTTTGGATCTTCTCATTGCCAGCAGAATAATGCTGACCATAAGTTCCCGCAATGTAATCACGGAGCTCCTTCAGGAGCTCTTCTTCATTGTATTTGAAACTCATTAGTCATTCAATAGATTATTATTTTCCCCAGTATACTCTTCTTCGAGACCAGCGTCAACCTTTGTATAGAGATCCAGGAAAGATTGTTTAGTGTCATCATCGAAACGATTGACACATAGTGTGATTGCCTTTACACGATCATCAAAGATCTTATATGCTTCTACGATGTGTACTAGACGACGAGTAGTGATAACTTCATCGACTCCTCCATCAAAGAATGTCTTACGAATGACTCCTGCCCACTTGATTAGATTTTCTGCAAACTCAGGATCGCAACCGACATTCAACAGGATCTTAGTTTCTACCGTCGCAGTTGGATAATCTTGCTCGAATGTAATTGGGAAACGTTCGAGGAATGCTTCGTTGAGAATATTGGTTCCAATAAAGCGACCGTCATCGCTGCCTTTACCCTTAGTATTTGCAGTTGCAACAACATTGAATCCTTCGGCAGGGTTTACATATTTACCAATTTTCTTGAGGAAGACTCCACTACCCTCAAGGATCGATTGAAGGCAAAGGATTTTGTTGGATGCCAAATCGATCTCATCCAGAAGGAGGACAGCACCTCGCTCAAGAGCCTCAATGACAGGACCATTATGCCACACAGTATTACCATCAACCAGACGGAAACCGCCAAGTAGATCGTCTTCATCAGTTTCAATAGTAATGTTTACACGAATCAACTCACGCCCAAGTTGAGCACAAGATTGTTCCACGGAATAAGTTTTTCCATTGCCAGAAAAACCACTGATGAAGACAGGATAAAATTCACCGCTGCGAATAACTTTTTTGATATCTTGGAAAGAACCAAAAGGGACATAGGAATCATTCTTATTTGGAATCAAGATGTCAGGTTGCTTTTGAACATTGGTTTGAGGAACCACACTATATTTTCCTGGTGCAGTCTTGAACTGCAATACACGTTTGGCGATTGTTTGGAGACCGACTCCAAAGTGAGCAGAAGCACTTGCTAGATCCTTGCTAGTAAATTCTGAACCTACAGTCTCTTGAAGGTACTCGACTAATTGTTTAGTAGTGATTGCTTGAGGGACTGCCATTGGTCTCTTGTGTTGATATGGTTAGTATAGCATAGAATCAAGGGCGGTGCAAGACCCTGTGCCAGTCCATCAACTGAACATCTTATGGTCCTTCATATAATGAAGTGTGTCATGCATGTTACCTACATGCTTCATACCAATAGAACACTGAGGATACTCTGCTTCCTCACCAAATTCATTATGAAACTGTTTGTCACTAAAATGAATTCCTAGTTCGTACTTATGAAAGTCTCCATCAAGTGCTTCCAGGAGTGCTGCCATCCGCTCACACTCTTGACTCCCATTAGAATAAATCGTTGCTACTGTACTCATTTAGGCAATCACCTCCACAAATTTGTTTAGAATAGTTTTGTTTGTCATCTTGGATCCCATGTGCTTTTTGAAAGCCCTAGTAAGTTCTGCTTTAGATGCAACTTCTTTTTTTGGTTTGACTTCCAAGTCACTAGTACCAAAACCAATATTTTGATTTGGCATAAGGTACTGCACAGTAAATCCACACTTGTTATGTATTTCGATAAATTTATTTTTTGACCATGAAGTGTGATATTCCTGAGAATCGTTACCATAGAAACTGATCATGGTATTTGCTTCACGCTTGCTACACAATCTAAAACCAATCCAATTGTAATCAGTAATCTCACGATAGAAAGAAACAATCTCTTTAGTTGTTAGAAATGGGCTTGCTTCAATCCGTCGCTGATACCCTGTTACAGGATCACGAAGAATAAAAACCTTATTCAAATTATGACAAAGCAAACTTGTGTTCCAATAATCTTCACCATACCTAGTAGTAAGTTTTTCTGCATTGTAGAACATGGGATTTGATTCCCCATCTGTCAAAGCGATGACATTTACTTTCTGAATACTTTTGTTCTTAGTAAATTTACTAACCAATTCACGAATGCAGATTACTGCTTCAGCAAGAGGTGTTCCACCTAAAGTATATTCCCTACAATAACTGTGAGCAGTATAGTAATTGCTGCACATACCATAGCACTGAATCCAAATCAAAAGCATCTGATCATCCAGTTCTTTCTTCTTCATGCTAGAAGTAAACAACTGAAGCAACCTGAATGATTTTGAAATGCCTAAAGTATTTCGTTTTGCTTTATGGTTATCACCATATTGTGAATACTCTCCATACATTGTAGATTGGAATGCATACACTTCAAAAGGAATCTGAACTTTACGACAGAACCACATAAGGTTATACAGTTGCTTGATCGTATCCATCATGCAATTAGACATAGATCCAGACCAATCAAGTAAGAACATGAGACCATGATTCTTACCATCTGAAACTACATTACTACGAACGAAAATATCGTCAGTCAGTTTATATTTGTAAAGAGCATTAGTATTGATAACACCAGTTCTAGACTCAGAAGAACGTGAATACTTGTCTGCTGATTTTTTCATTTCAAACTGCTTCACCAGATAGTTCACTGATGATTGTGCATCATGCTTGTACTTTTTATATACATCAGTTGTCTTATCTACAGACCTAGTGAATGCCTCGCCATCGACATTTTCATGCATAAAGTGATTTTCAAGTTTTGTTTGAATCACCTTATAAGGAACAACAACCTTGTCAAGATTTACTTCTGGTAGGTCAAGATATATCCACTCCTTTGCGTCGTCATCAATAAGCATGTACTGGTTATCATTCCATGCACGTTCTGTATCAGATTGATCTAGGTTGTCATCAACATCATCTAAATCTGAATCAATATCTTTATCGTTTCCACCAGTAGGATTGCTATCGCCACTGCCATCAGCATCTTCTTTTTCGTCACTACTCTGTGGAGAATATTCTCTATCACCATCAGCACTTGTGGAGTTATTTGGTTTAGTTGGCGGAGTAGGAACATCTGGATTCTGTTCAGCATCATCCTTGACCCAAGCATAAAGTTCTTCAGCGAGTTGAAGAACTTCTTCATATGTTTCTGCATTGGCAATACGATCAACCCACACTTGTTCTTCAGCATTGAAATTCAAAGGCAGGTCATTGCATACAGTACCAACTTTGAAGTATATATTGATACGATCAATCAGTTTCCAATCTGACAACTTCTTATAAGTAGATCTCAAATTGAAGAAATCTTTTTTATTGAGTTCTTGATATCCTAGGTAAAAAGATTTGCGAAGACCAGGATAAAGGTGCTTCATCTTTTGCTCTACTCTTGCATCCTCTATGACATTCACATAATCCTTTGGAGCATTGCCAAAATCTAGGTTAGGAGTATATAGAGCATGACCTACCTCATGACCCACTAGAAGGTCATACACATCCCCCGTAACGTCTTTCCAGATAGGGAGAGCAAGAACACGAGTTTCCGTATTGAAGTATGCCGTAGAGATCTTACGGTGCTCAACATGAAGATTCTCAGTCGCAAGAAGTTTTGCAAGGGTGCCTTTGACTTCAGTGTTGACACTCATCTGTTCAGTAGGGCGTTTCGGTATATACCTACTATAACTCACCAGACGACCCCCCGTCAAGTGCTAGTGTGCCACTACCCGATCTGTCATTCATTATTGACTTTGGATACCCATGAGTTCAGTTTTAGTATAATTGCTACTAATGCTAGTGGTAGTAGCAATCCAAATACCACCAATGCCTGACTCATTTTCTAATTCTCCTCTTCTTCACCTCTTCAGGCAGTCCTTTTGATCCGACATAATCACCATTCTCTATACCTTTTTGAATGTGACATGGACGACAAAGAAGTTGACACTTATCTACTTCCAAAATGAGTTCTTCTAAAGAAAAACACGTAATGTTAGATCCTATGGTATAGGACTTATCTGCAGGAATAATATGATCAAATTCTAATCTCTCAGTTGCACCACACCTAACACATTTACCACCAAGATATTCTCTTAGATATTGCCTGCGTTCTTTTCGGATTCTCTTTTGATCTTCAACAAGTTTCTCTTGATGTTTTTCATACTGTATCTTTCTGAGTTTTTTATGATGCTCAGGATTTTCTTTTCTATGTTTTTTATTTCTTTCTGAAATCCGTTCTTTATTTTCTAACTGATATTGTTTTTGTTTGATACGAAGTTCTTCTTTATTTTCTTCTCTGTAAATTTTATTCTGTTTCTTTGCCTTCTCGCGATACTCTGGATTATTTGACCAAAGAGCTCTTTGATTTTGACGATGACGCTCAGCATATTCTGGATCATTTGCATAACGATCACGTTGTTCCTCATTCCTACGATCTTTGTGTTTTGCGCGAGATTTATCAGAAACTTCTTTAGCACGTTCAGCAACACCCTCTACATTATTATATCGCCAGCGATTACGTTCCCTCTCTCTTGCAACAATCTCTGGATTTTTTGCACGACTCTTCATTCGTTGCTGATACTTACATTTCTTACAATCGCCACGATACCTATCACGACTGGGTTCATAAGCATACTCAGATAAAGATTTTGAAATACAACAAATATTACAAACTTTTGGATCTAGATTATCCTTGCGAACTCTCGGTGTATTTACACACTGCTTACAAGTGCTGTGATAATACTGCTTCCATTCCCCATTTGCTCTCTGCTGCTTACCCCCCTTACCAAAATTAGAGACTAGTTTTTCAACACCACATTTTTTACAGACTTTTGTATCCATACTCATTTGCCTATGCCATAATCAGATGCCTCATTCTCTAATTGTCTTATACTCTCTTCTTGCTCTTTTGCCCGATGCTTCTTCCACATCTCAGCAACCATATCTATTGCTGGTGGTGCGTGATAAGGTAGTGCTGGTTGTGAGCGATGCTCATCAATCTGTTCCTGTGTAGGAATACTGACTCGGAAGGGAATATCTTCCTCTTCAAACTCCTTATTCATATCGATGTATGTCTGAGGTGTAATCTTTATCATTAGTAGATTTCTCCGCTGATAATACCCTTACGGTTATTTAGTTTCCATACTATGTAATCTATCGTGGGGACACACATAGGATTCCATCCAGCAAAAGTAGAGTGTTCTCCACTTGGAATCTGCCAGCAGGGAGCATCATCGTTGTCAAGGTCTAGTGACTCACGGTATGCTTCGTCACCGAGTAGAACACATGCTCGCTCTGCTTCATTCAAACTAGTGAAACAAGCAAATGAGTTCTTTCTAATCTCATCAGGAATGTAATGTTTCATTCAAATACCGCCGTGACTCCCATAACAGTTGCACCAGGATTTCTTGCCAAAGCAGTTTGCCTAGCATCCTTATAGTCTCTAGCAATTACAACCTCATGAAAGACTGTACCTGCTTTGTATAGTTCAACTTTGCACTTCATTGGATTGCCAGTGGTTGTAGTCGGTCAAGGATCTCACGATAGGCAGGGACGATATCACCTTCATCCTTTCGGAATAGGTCTTTATCATATCGTTCATCACCACCAATTTTCCATAGTCTCATACTGTCAGGACTGATCTCATCAGCAAGTAGTAGTTCTCCATGAGCAGTATAACCAAATTCGATCTTGAAGTCAACCAGGTCAATGCCCATGATGTAAAACATCTGACGGAGGTAGTCATTGATCCTTAGTGTCATCTCAACCAAAGGTTCAGGATCATGTCCCATTAGACGTACACGATCTCTTGTCAGTAGAGGATCATGCTTAGTATCGTCCTTCAAGAAAAACTCGACAATAGGATGTGGTAGTGAGTAACCTTCCTGAAGAGTTGTCTCACGAACAATAGATCCAGCAGCACGGTTCCTACAAATAACTTCTAGTGGAACGATACTAACCTTTCTGCAGATCATCTTGTTAGCACCAACCATATTGATATAATGGGTTGGTATATGTTCTTTGGAAAGTTTCTCAAAGATGACAGATGAAATACTGCAACAGAGAGATCCCTTTCCTAAGGGATGGTCAACCATCTCTCCATTACCTGCTGTCACTTTATCGTGATACTCAATGATGACTTGCTGTGCATCGTCACCTTGATAAACAGTTTTGACTTTTCCTTCTGTAATTACTTCCATAATAGTTTTTGTTTCTTCAACCAGCAAGGTTTGCAAAGGGGAACCATCATCAATTGAGGACACTGGTTCGCTGGAGTAAGTTTACCACATCCAGAGCATTTTGTCTCCCACATCTTCATAGTGTTCTTTCTAATCTATTTGTTGCTTGATCTGGGAAGTCTCTTGGTCTACTATCACCAGCATTGTCAGTTCTAGCAGAACCTTCGTTTGCTTTCATAGTATGCTGAAAGTTTGCTCTCTTGTATCGTAACCCTAGAGGATCAGGCATCCAGTATGTTACCTGCCAATCTTGTTCAGGACATAACTCAAGATGCTTCTCTACTGTATGATTGAAGATACCCATCTGAACATGTCCATCATGAGTGATACATCTTCCACCACCGATGTCAACTAAGAACAATTGTTTCAAAGATACACCTCTTCTGGATTGAGGTTTTTTACGAATTGCACAGGATCCTTTTCAGATTTGTGTACCCAACGATAGCGCATCATCTCGAAAATAGGATCCCATGTTGCGACACAGACATAATCCTTCATGTATGCCTTGCCACAAGTTCCTTCAGTTCCTTTGCTGTCAACTTATCCAATCGCTCTGTGAAATGATCTAGCAGCAATTGTTTGTATTGTTTCTTAGTCATAGTATTGTTGGATCACTCGTTCAACTTGTTTTTTGTCACAACCACAAGGAGCATTTCTTAGACACCTACGAATCAATTCGTTATCGCTAATAGCAGGTTTGATTGTGAATCCCCACTTATCAACTTCACCTTCTACAGGTGCTTCGACATAATCAAATTCACTTGGCATTAGTCTCGCTGTCTCCAATCATCAGGTTTGTCTCTTCCGAACCATTCTTTTATGTCGTCAGCACTAGTAAATCCCGTTTTATGATTGGATGGGTCGGGATCTCCTAACCCCATCCTATTCAGAAAATCGTCGGTGCTACCTTCTTCAATTTGTTGAGAAGATTGCCTTCGTGCTTTTTGTAACCAATCTCTGGCGAGTGTATGAGACTTAGCAAGTTTTTCTGCCCAGATCATATCATCTAGTTTGACTTCCTCACCATTGGCAATGCACTTACAGATAAACTCTAAGCGCAATCTATATTGCGTTGATAACATTTAGATCTTGCGTCACCCACTATATTTAGTATAGCATGAAAAAGGGGACTAGCGTCCCCACAGGTGATTTATGTTTCTGATAATACCCTCCCACAAATTCTCTTACATGATGATTGACTATCGTCGCACTCTATTAGACATTCGTAGTAGTCGTTTATTCTGTCTAGTTCAGACGTGGACATATCAATACCCTCTTCAAAATGACGCCACCCATCCAGTTGTGAGCGTGACAATAGGTTGTGCATAATCATCTCCGTAACTTTTGGAACTCCATGATGTAGACCGTTTTTCGCTCATGATTCCACCTCAATAATGCTACTAGTATTTATGTGTGGATATCCTGATTATTGAATGTAACACACATATTGTATCACTCGATACATAACTTCAACCATCGTAACGAACTTTAGAAAAGTCGTTTACTTTCTCAACAATAGCAGTTCTAAGGAACTTATCTACAAGGATTTCTCCCTTGTGAGAGATGACAAATAGATTAGCATCACTACCCAGACCACGTAAGATCTTTAGTAGTTCTTGTGTAGCACCTTCATCAAGAGAACTGTCAAAGACTTCATCTAGAATCAATAGATTAGTAGACACAGAGTTCTTCATCTTGGCAATCTCTCGCCAGGTAAACAACAGAGCAAGATCAATCTTCTGCTTCTCACCTTCAGAGAAAGAGGCATACGAAAAGTCATCCCTAAACCTAGACTTGATACTCTCGTCGAAGTTTTCATCTAGAGTAAAGTTCACATAGAAGTCCATACTATGCAAGAACTTATTGATCAGTGTATTGAATACAGGAACATACTTTTTGATGATCCTGCTTTTGATACCCGAATCTTTCAGGAGATTAGATACAATACGATACTCATCATACTCTTTACTAAGTTCACCACAGTCAGATCTAGTTTTATCATATGCTTCCTGTAGAAAGTCTAATGTTTCTCTTTCTGCAGCAAGGTCTGGCGAGTTAGTTTGGAGTTCAATAATCTGCTTACTGATATCTAAATTCTCAAATTCAAAACGAACGATGTCACGTTCATGCGTTGAATAGTTAGATCTGAGTTTTGAAAGTTCTTTTGAATTTGCTTCTAGGATATGCAGTTGTTCTACACTGCTACCAATTGCATCAGACATTTGTTCTATAGCATAAGCAAATTCCATTTCCTTAGCATCTAAATGTGCAATGCGAGGTTGCTTGAAGTCAGGATCAATACTCTGCTTACATGTAGGACAGGTATCATTTTCCATAAGGAAGTTGAATTCATTATGGACAGCTGCTTTCTTGGTAGCAACCTTTGCTTTCATAGTCTTTAGTTGGTCGATCTTATTAGAGATATCTGCACGACCAGTCTGATTGTCTTCCTTAGATTCAATCACAGATTGCAGTTCGGTGAGTGTCTTTTGAATCTGTTCAATATTCTTTTGATTGTCTACAATCTTTTGCTGCTTCTCATCCACACGTTGCTCAGCAACAGTCTCTAGGTTCATGATGTTCTTCTCTTGGAAGGAAACCTTCTCGGATGCAAGTTGCATCATGTGATCACAATCACCTTTACGTTGACTGAGACTACTCACACGATCTTTGAGAACCTGATTCATGTTAGAGAAGATACCAATGTCAAGGAGATCTTCGATTACTTCTCGTCGAACATTTGCTGCGAGTTGCATGAATGGTACAAATGTTGAGCTTCCCAAGATGACGACTTGTGTAAAAGACTTGTAATTGAGTTTGAGGACTTGCTGTTCAAGATACTTTTGAGTATCTTTAGCTGCTGCATCCTGGTCGAGAAGTCTTCCATCTTTGTATACTTCAAATACATTGGGTTTGATTCCTCGTACTACTTTGTACAAGGACAGATTGATAGAAAATTCAACCTCTACAACACAGTCTTTCTCATTGATACTGTTTACCAGTTGGGGTTTGTTGATTTTCCTAAACGGTTTATTGAATAGAACAAAACATAAAGCATCTAGAATGGTGGACTTGCCAGCACCATTCCTACCTATGACTAAGGTAGACGGACAATCCGCTAGGTTGAACTCTGTGAACTGGTTGCCAGTGCTAAGGAAGTTCTTCCAACGAATTTTTTCAAACAGGATCATTATAAAGGAGGGATAACTAGTTCGTCTTTGTTTATGATGGTATAACTATAACCGTATTTTCTGCAATTTGCAACCACTGTTGTCAAATCTACTTCTTCTACTGTCAGAATATCTTTGAAGTCTTCTGCCTGTAAGAGTCCATGATAGCGAACGGCATCATCCTCTTCCTCAAAAATCTGAACGACTTTAGTGTTAGTAAGATCTTTGGCAGCATATACGCCACCTGATTCAGGTGCTATCAGTATCCACATTAGATTTCACATGCTTCGATGTACAGTGATTTTACCAATCTTTTGATTGATTCGGTGTCTCCCTTTATACTCCCTTTTGCTTCATCTATGTAGGTCTCTAGCATAGTAAGGGTATCTTCGGTTTCTACCACATCAATACCATCTTCAATATCTACGCTGAGATTCTCGATGATGTTTAGATCTGCAGGTTGCTCATCCTGTACACTACGAAGGTATTGATCAAATGCAGCATGGTTATCTTTCTTCTCAACGATTAGTTTGACATACTTACCCTTGACAGACTCTTCTTTATCCTTTCGGACTTCACCTTCATTGTAATAGATCTTGCGGAACATGTCATGAGGATTACGATAGAAAGTAGTCTTCAAACTATCGGTATCAAATACATGGAATCCACGCTTACACCCATAGTCATTCCAGTATAACTGGTATGGGTTACCAAGATAGTTGATATTCTTTTTGGTAGACTTCATATGAAAGTGTCCTGAGAATACTTTCTTGAACTTAGAGAACAAGTTAGAATCTTGACCACCCTTCATAAAACACCCTGGATGAGCCTCAAAACCATCAAGTTCAAGATGGCCCATACAGACAGATGCATTACTGTCTGCGATGCTTTCCATGGTTCGTTCTCTATTGTCGTCACATATCCAAGGCAAAAGAAGTATAGGAAAATCACCAAACCTAACTGTGCTAGCGGTATCGTGAATAGTGATGTTGTCGTACTCACCCAGCAGTTCTCTAGGCGCATTGATCCGTAAGGTATTCTTGTAATAGATGTCATGGTTACCTACAAGCATGTGCATCTTTACGCCTAGTTTTTGTAATGGCGTAAACCACATTTCTTTAGCTGCTTCTAAAGAATTGAAATTGATTGACTTACGTTTGTCAAAGGTATCTCCCAAGCAGATGATAGTATCAATACCAGACTTCTGGATATAAGGAAGTACGAGTTCAGTATAGAACTGTCGGTACATTTCAATGTACGCCAAGTTATCATTCCTTACACCGAAATGTTGGTCCGTAATAAGAAGGATTTTCATCAGTAGTTCATTCTCATTTCAATCTTAGACTTGATCTGGTGATAACTCTCATCAGTAGAATCAACAGATGCAATCTCATCAAAACCAGACCTTTCAATAATCTTATCTTTGATGTCTAGTTGGCGTTTTTCTTTTTGAATCCGACGCAAGAATGCGTAGTAAATAATTTGTGTGAAGTATGCAAAGGGATTCTTAGACTTTGCTGGATCAAAATTATCAATGTATTGAATGCAGTTTTCAACTCCATCACAAATCATGTCATCCTTATACATGTAGTTGATGAAGTTAGGACGATACGACAGGTGGGTTGCAATCTTTAGAAAGCATCCTCCGATGTAATTGCCCACCCTAGGTTTAGGTTTCTTTTGAATCTCTGCAATAGCAACCTCATCACGGTAATGCTCTAGTGCTTTGAGAAACTCCTTATTGTCAACGTAGTGTTCTTTTTTTCTTTTCACTGGCGTTACTTGCATGAGGTTGTTCTGCTAACACAGGTAGTATAACACAAAGATCAGAGCTTGACAACATCCGATTTTCCCTGTAAACTAACACTGTGGGGTTCAAAAGAACTATTAGGCTTTATTATTGAACAGTCTTTCAAACTTCTTTCTTGCTTCTTCTATCTTTCCGATAGATCCTTTTACCTGATTAGAAGGAGTACCACCAGTTGAAAGGTCGGATTCATTCAACTTATCGTGTTCTTCAGAAAGAAGATAACCTTCATACAAAATGATGATCTCGTTACTAAGAGCAGACATCGTTAGAATATCATTTCCATTGATGATGTAAAACTCCTCGTTAGAAAAGGCACACCACTTGGAAAATCCCATACCACGAACAGACTTACCATCTGGACGTTCATGGATCATAACATTGACTTCTACTGGGTTCTGTACATAGACAACATCAGTGTCAGTATCTTCATCGCGAGATACCATTGCCACTGCCAGTATTTCCGCACCATATTTCATGCGGATACTACAATGAAATTCTTCGTCGTGTTTTACATAGTTGAGCATAGGTTCACTTGATTTTTACATCCAAAATTTCATAGTCAAATTTCTCTTCGTTGTACACCTTTACCCGTTCTATAAGGTGATTGAGAGTATAGTTTCGCCTAGATGCTCCCTTAGAAGTATCGTCAGCGAGATCATATAATATTGCCTGTGACTTGTTTTCGCCTTTCCTTAGAACACGACCAATCGATTGTAGGTTGCGAACTCTGGACTTTGAAGGACTAGCGAAGATAACATTGTGTAGATTACGAATGTTGATGCCTGTAGAAAATGTACCGTAGGAAGCAACAATAACGGCATTGCTACTTTGTTCTGTGATCTCACGAATAGATTCTCTATCCGATACATCAACTCCACCGTGTACAAAGAACGTTGGTTTATCTACATCACTATTTATAAGTTCATAAAGAGGTTCCCCGTGGCGTTCTACATAGTTGAACAGGACTAGAGTATTTCCTTCTAAATCTTTGACAAGGTTTTTGATGAACTTGTTCCTGGAAGGGTTCTCAACAATCCAGTCAATCTCATCTTGATAAGTATCGAATGATTGCTTAGGATGTTCAAATACTAGTATTCGTACTTTTAGTTTGGCAACATATCCTGCCTTCATTAGATCTTTAGTCTTTGTGACTTGACTGCATCTACCAAACAATCCTTCCAATACAAGTTGATTGGTACTACTGCCATCTAACGTACCAGTAAATCCAACACGATATTTACATTCATGCAGTTTCGCCATCAACGTAGTAAGAGATTTAGCTTTGAAAAGGTGCGCCTCGTCACCGATGACAACATCAAACCTGTCAAACCACTTACGCGGTTCCTTATAAACAGACTGCCAAGTGGTAATTACCACCTGATGATCCGTGTATTTTTCTGCCCCCGCATATATTTTGTGGCAGTATTTGGACGCCATCCATCCATATTCCTCAAAGTCTTTATACATCTGCTCGACAAGAGAGGTGGTTGGGACTACGATTAGAATATTCCTATCCGCCTTGATGTGATACCTAACCAATGAATAGATCATTAGAGATTTGCCTGATGCTGTGGGCGACAGGAGCAATCGTCTGTTGTAGCGTAATGCTTCCCAGATTGCACGGTACTGGTAATCTCGAACCTTATGCGGTACACCCAGAGATTTTACGAAACCCACAACCGATTCTGGAGTGATAAATTCATTCTCATCTTTTGGATGTCCGAAGAATTTACTCTCTTCAAACTCCCAACTATATCCATGCTCATACGCCCAGTCAGTTAGATAGTCGAGGAGACCCACATAGATCTCTCCTGTACCAGGAGAATACAATCTAATTTTACCATCCCATCTTTTATAACGTTGCTGCCTCTGCATGAATTTAGCAGACTCAACTTCAAAGCAAAAGAACTCAGACAGTTCATAATGAACATGTGCTTCTGCTTCTACTGTCAAGTAGACTTCATTCTTTTTCTTGATTACTAGGTTAGACATAAGGGGGACCTGAGAACCATCCTACTAATGATTTCCTTACACCCGAAGTAATTGGTTGTACTCGGTGGAAACAATCAGAGAGGAAAAAAATTACTTTACCTGGACTAGCAGTAAAGGTTTTGTATCTGGGATCTGTAACTGGATTGTACATTTCTAGATCGAAATCGCCACCCTCATAGTCATCGTTGACCCAACATGTACAGGATATTTTTCTTACTTGGTTCTGAGCATTAGGCTCTTCATGTTGATCAACGTGCCAGTCGTAATGACCATCCCGTTCATATACGGTGTACTGCAATGGTTCTAAAAAATCTATGTTTAGATTCCACTTAGCTTCATGGTTAGCTTGATCTGCCATATCAAAAAACATGTTCATGATAGGAGGATCTTCTAACCAACCTACGCGAGAGTCTCGCGCAGTTTTCAACCATTTTGTAGACCCGTCTTGCCATGTCGCTTTGCGACCTAACATCGCTTCCTTTAGCGGCAAAACATCTAGTCGTTGTTTTATCTTACTCCAACTGATTGGAGGAATATCCATAATGATGTAAGGTTCACCGTATCTCATAATCCATTCTGAAATTTCTCCCACTCAATAGCGTTCTTGATTTGATACGTGCGATTATTGATTTGTCGCAGAATCGAATCTAGAAATGTGAGGATCTGATCTATGTAGTCTACTTTTAGAACTACCTTTTGGTACTCCTCATCTGCTTCGATGAACATGTCAATCTCTTCTCTGGTAGTGAGTTTGAGATCAAATGGTAGGTTCTTGTATACTTCTGCCTTTGCTCTACCCTTGTAGTACAACCACTTATCACGACGCATTGTTTTGATCTTTGCTTCGGATTCTTTCTTCATGAGAAAGAACATGTTGTACATCTCCATGTACCTTTGATGTAACTGTGGAATCTTTACTGACTCTTCACACAAAAGAGAACGATCAATCTTGCTGTCCTTCTCCCACCACTCCTGTATTTTTTCTAGATTCATAAAGATGTAAACCTATGAGAGCATCGTTCCAGTCCCCATCATACCACATATCTAGGATTTGTTCCACTTCTTTAGGGTATAATCCCTTTTCATCGCTTGTATTGTCCATGCTTGTGCGAGGCTATTGGGACCAGTTTCTAATAAATTCTTCTTGTAATCTGACAATTGAGAACCCATGATGTCGAGGTACTCATGTCTCCATTGACTATCCAACGTAACCTGCCTCACCTTGCATAATAAATTCGTAGTAGTTGTATCTAAAGGTTGCAGAACAAGTGAAGTAGTTATTGTCTCCCGAAGTAACATCGAATGACAACGGTGACAGTGATACTGGGAACATATCAATGAACTTTACTTGGAAGTTTGTTTGTAAGTTATTGTTCAATACAAACAAATCTGCATCAGATGTATCTTCAATATCCTCATAGTTACTGTAATTCTTTTCTTTCAGGTTTTGCACAAAAGAAGATTTATCAGCCTGTGATGTAGGAACACCAAGACCTACCATCCAATCATGGAGTTCCAAATAGTTTTGTAGATCTTCGTCTACTAAAAACTCTACCGTAAAATCTGCATACTTCAGATTACCTTCATAGGGTACTGCAGCATATCCCTTATAGTAAACATCAATCGAACCTAATTCAATAGATGGGATTGATACTTGCTGACACAGGAATGATACTTTAGGTGCTTTGATGATATTCAACCTGAACCCAATAGGAGATAAGTAATTCCTATTCTTTAGTTGTTTATCGTACCATTCCGATGCCATGTCAACTTCCCAAGCTATCTATATTTATCATAAAAAAAGACCCCCCTTGCGGGAGGTCTGTAAGGACATGTTGGGCAACCTGCGCCACAACATCCAGAATCACATAAGGTTTGCGACCTGAGTGCGTCTGTAGTAACGGTTAGCGTTAGCGGTAAGTGCGCCGCTGCCTTGCGTAAGACCATTAGCAAATGGGTTGGAGACCATGCCGTAACGAGTCTTGAAGCCAATCTTGGGCTGGAAGGTGTTAGGATTGATCGCACGAACCATCTGGAGAGGCACGTAAGGGCAATAGAAGAGACCAGCGTCATAAGCGTTAGTTCCCTTATAACCGACGACATAGAAGTGCTTGTCGGAGATGTTGGCAGAATAAGGATCAACGTAGACCTTGATACGACCGTTCAGAGTACCAACCAGGGTGCTGGAGGTATCGTCAGGGATAAGACCGTTGTTGCCATTCAGAGCAGGAGCGTAATCGAGAACGCCTGCCATTGCCAGGGCGGATGCCACGTCTGCAGAACAGATCATGATGTTGCCCTTTCCACGACGAGTCTCATGACCAATCGCGTTAGCATCGCGCTCAATCTGGAACAGAAGTCCTTTGAACTTCTCAACAGACCAGCGACCGTTGCTGTCAACGTCAAGGTCAAAAATACCAGCAGTGGCGGTGTTGTTCTGAGCACCAGGACGTGCGTTCACCATGACGGTACGAACAACTTCACGGTTGATTTCAGCAAGAATCTCGGTGCTGAGGATGTTGCTCAGTTCGGATTCTGCATCAAGACCATGAACTGCCTTGAGGTCCTGAGCAAGCTCAAGACTGTACTCTGCCTTCAGTGCTCTGCTCTTAGCAGTAACAGTGACCTTCTCGATCGAGAAACCCATCTCACGGAATGCCGTGGATGCGCTGCTGTCATCAAGACCTTCAGCAGTTCCTGTTGCCATGCCAGTTGCATCGCCAGTAACCTCATAAGCGCCAGCAGGGCTGTCGTTCAGGAGACCAGGGTTAGCGCCTTCAGCATCGTTGACGGCACTGGAGGAAGCGGTAGGATCGTAGTTGCTGAGACCTGTACCAGCACCACCAGAGAAACCAGCGTTGGGCTCGTTGAAGAATCCTTCACGGAAATCTCCACTAGTTGCATCGCGCTCGGAACCGTAAACGGTACGCATCGCGAAGATAAGTCCAGTAGGACCAGTCATTGGTTGGACGCCAGCAATATCATAAGCGATAAGCTGAGGCATTGAACGGCGGATCAGGCTGATCAGAACGGGGTCGAAACCAGCAACAGGACCTGTTGCAGTTGCAGAACCACCGAAACCACCTGTACCGACAGTTTGGACGGTTTCAGAAAGAACTTGTGCTTCTTCTGAAAGTGCTTTTTCTTGGTTTTCCAGGATTTGGGCAACGACGCCGCGCTTGTGGGTATCACCAATCTCGGGGAGAGACTCGTGGTCAAGGACGGGTGCCCACTTTTCCTGGAGTGATCTTAGATCGGACATTGGAATTTGTACTCCTTAGAAAAAATGTTATTTACGAATAATTACAATTATTTAGACCAGCGTGCTAGAGCAGCCACATAAGAGCTCATTGCAACATTTGTTGCTGGTGCTTCTTCTACCAAAGGTTGGGCATCTTCAGTCATTTGGTCGGTAGTAGATACCGCCTCACGACGAGTGAAATATGATTCTTTGATAGTTTCGATCTTCTTGAGAAAATCTTCTTCACTTTCAAACTCAACACCCTCTGCCAGAGAAGCAAGCTTCTCCTTCTGAGTCTCAGCGAGACCTGCAGCGACTTCGTTCACAATACCCATCTTCATATAACCGCCCAACTGCTTATTGAGTTGAACGTTAGTGTCGATTTGCTCGTTGAGTTTTTGCTCCATTTCATCAATTTGTTCAGTCATGCCATCGAGCATGTTGAACTTATCTTCGGGAACTCCAATATGATGTTCCGCGAAGAGACCTTTTAGTCCACTCATGAACGACTCAGAGATTTCACTCTTCACACCGTGCTCAATGGCAAGCTCATTATCGCTCATCCAGGATTGAGCAGCGTATGTGAGATAGTCGTCAACTTGTGTGGACAATTCTTCTTTGAGTTCTGCAACTTGCTTTTCAAGTTCAGTCTCAAATGCTTCTTTTAGTGCTGCAACTTCCGACTTTACTTTAGAAGTTACTGCTGCTTCAAAGATCGTTTTTGCACGTTCTCTGAATTCTTCGGAGAGTTCTTCACCAGCGACAAGAGCGTCAACATCTTCAGTAAAGTCGAACTCGGCTTCAGTGATTGTCTCTTCTTTGTCATCTGCTTCAACCTCATCAAAGATTTTTGAGGATAGACCACCAGGCATAGAACTGGATGCATCGGATGGTTTTGTCTTCAGAGACTTGTCTTTCTCAGCAGATACAGCACCTGATGCTGAACTACCAAGATTCTTAGTGCCAGCGGCACCTTCCTCTGAATCATTTTTAGTACCACCAATATCGGTGTACTTAGCACCTGAACGATCTTGTGATTCGCCAGATTTAGCGCCCTTCTTCACAGCAGCATAACCAGTAGCTGCTTCCTCAGAGATTTCCTCTTCGGAGAGATGCGCCTCAAACTCTTTGTCAAGGGTTTCGGACATTTGTTGTTCTCCTTTAGTCGGCATTTGCTTTTCTATAGAATATTTATACATTACAAACTTTGTAGAAAGGACTGGAACGCGGAAACTTTGCGCTCTTGAAGGTTGATAATGGTTGCTTCATCAATAGAAACTTTGATTTTAGCAATCGCAGATTCCTTGAGGATGCCATTATCCCATACCCATTCCTTTCCTTCCATGATACCATCAACAAATGCATCTGGTGCGGAAGGGTCAGCAACGATATCAGCAGCAGTTGCTAGCATAAAGTCGTCACAAACTACACTACAGTTTGATTCTTTTTTGATTGAACCCATACCGCGTGACGAAACACCCAGTTTGATTCCCTCATCAAGTAGATTCTTAGCGATTTGTCCCATAGGGGTGCTAAGAATTTTGGCACGTCCAACGTAGTTCGTACCTTCTTTATTGAGTGACTGGATCTTATGTGAAACTCGATCTAGGTTTAGGTTAGGACCATCGGGATGACCAAGTTCGCCAAGAGCACGGTCAGTTTTGATATAACCTTCCGAATACTTCTCAACTTCTCGATCGAGAACTGACATAGGATACATTCGACCATTGCGATTTTTGATTTCGCCCTGGAGGAAGATACCTTCAATAAAGTAATTTTTCTTTCCGTCAATAGATTCAGAAATAAAATTTACTTCTTCAATCTGTTCCGAGATCAGTTTCATTTTCTGTGTCCTGTGTGGTTGGTTCTTCTTCTGCTGAATCTACTGGTGGATCACTAGGCAAGCGCCCATCAACTTCAACATCTTCGGGTGCATCACTACCATCGGGAAGACTATTTGTTACATCGTCTGCAGCTTCTTGACCCGTTTGATCCAGTTCAAAACCCCACTGTTGTGCGATCTCAATCTTTTTCTGTTGAATCAATTCGTATGCACGATCTTGAATAGCGGTGCCGACTGTATCTATTGCTGAAGATTTATCTCCTGCAAACACCTGATCCACAATATCATTAGCAATATCTGACATAATAAAGTCACTCCGTATGTACTATTTAGAACTTAGAGATTTTCTTATCTTCCGCGTCGATGTCATCCTGAGTAAAGAGTGGTTCTTCCTCGGGGACAGGATTTGAAGGATCTGCCATTTCTCCATCGGCAGGTGGTAAAGCACCACCTTCCATTTCTGCATTCGGATCTTGAATAAGACCTTCTTGCTGTTCTTTCTCGACTTGTTTATCGATCTCAATAATTTCGCGATCAGTCTGTTTGATGACTTGACGACGAATGTATTCAATAGAAAAGTATTTGCCAACAAACGGATCCATAGTATTTACCATGTTCATCCGCTCATTCATGATCTCAATTTCTTTGAGTTCTGTGAAGTAGTTATCAGCAATGTAATCATATTGAATATGATCTTTTAGTTGATCCCACTCATCGATTGAGACGATACCTTTCAAGATCAATTGTGTTTTCAGCAAGTCAGTAAACAACTCACTGAAACGTTTACGCAGTCTTGCAACATACTTCTGGAACTTTACTTCGTCCCTTGTGATTTCTGCAGCACGACCAATGTTGAATGTTTGTTCTGTCTCGATACGTGAGTCAGGAACATTCAATGCTTTGTAGAGTTTTTTCTGGAAGTATTTGACATCCTCCAGTTCACCAAGGTTCTGACCTCCTGGCAAAGTTGTGATTTCAGTTCCTCTACCGCCTTCACGACGGGGTAACCAAAAATCCTCAAGCATAGACATAAACTTTTTATCGTCTCTGACCTCCCCTGTTTGAGCATCGTAAACCAACTTATTACGATAACGCCCCATAACTTCACGAAGATACTGTTCCGCCTTTTGTTTAGGAAGGTTTCCAACATCGATGTAGAAGATTCTTCTTTCTGGGGCACGGGATAAACGATAAATTACAAGTGAGTCTTCAATCATTCGCAGTTGATTTACTGCTTTGATTGCCTTGTGAAGATGCGACAGGACCATGTTCTTATTCAGATCCATGAGACCACTGTGAACATAAGTCACAGAATCATTAGAAATTCTCAAACCATTAGACTGGTTAGGGGCAGACCCAATAGTATTGAGTGCTTTCAGTCCTTTGGGATGAAATACAAAATATTCTACTGATCTTTGTGACAGTGCATCATCAGTAATAGTTCCTGCAGTATTAGCATTTGCAGGTTTTGTCTCTACTTCCTTTACCTTACGAATTTTCCTAGGATCGATATAACGGATTTCGGCAATACCCGCACTAGGATTCTTAGGATCAATTACTTTATGGAAAAACAATCTACCGTCAACGTACCAACGGCGGAAAATTTCGTATGATCTGTTTTCAAAATCAAGGAGACGAATGATTTCATCAAACTCTTCTCTGATAAGTCTCTTGATTTTTTCAGATACTTTTAGATTACTAAGTTCAATCTCAATTGGGACATCATCGAAGTTGCCACAAATGGTTTCATTTACGATGTCATCTACAGCAGAGTCACACTCTGGTTGTAGAATCATCTCTCTATAGCGGGAAATCAGTTCCCATTCATTACGAATTTGTCCATCAAAGTCAACCGAATAACCATAGTGACCTCCACCCGAGACGGGCAGAGTGCCATCTAGATTATCCTTTTGAACAAAAGAAGGTCCTTTTGGGACCTTCTTCGCCCTCTCAATTGAAAATCCAAAGAGTTGCGACATTATATTATAGAAGTCCTAACCAGACTATTTATACTAGTTTCTGGCCCGTCCTCCCCGACGAGCGCCACGACGCTCTTTAGGTTGGAAGTATTGGACTTGAAGTTCAACAGTGAACTCTTCAATAGCATCATTGCTACCGTAATCAAGATCGATTGCGGAGATATTGCTAGGGAAGACGTTGATGAACTCGTAACGTGCCAGTTCAGCAGTAGTTTTGTCAGAGTTTCTAGTTCTGCCACTGCTACCACCACGACCTTTGTTACCAGACTTGAAGTTTAGTGCGCCATCACGGGAAAGTTGTGCAACTTCCATGTCAGCGAAGTAACCTTGGGTGTCTCTTCTATTTCCGAGACCACCAATACTGGTGAAGTTCTCGCTTGCTGCTTGAATGTTATTGAACCAGTTCTCGAATGCATGACGGAGGGAGAAACCCGTATCGTTCATGATCGTAATAGTCCAAGGTTCAAAGGTTCTGTCTCCTGCAATTTTCAGGACACGACCTCTGAAGGGAACTTCCACAACGCCCATCTGGGACGAGGGAAGGTTTGCTGCTCTAACAGTAAACCGACCGAGTTGTGAGAGACCAGCGGCACTGCCGCCGAGATCTCTTTTTCTCAAAGCACCAGGGAAACGAAGTAAGACTTCAAATAGATTAGGTCTTGCGAAATCACCCTTAGCGGCAGCCTTGAAAGAGTCGATAGAACTGTCAACAGTTTTTCTGTCAACTTTATTTCTAGCCATTGTTTCTGTACTCCTGTTGTTTTTTGCCGATGTTTACTTTATCAACCTTCGCCTGCTTCTTCAAATGCTACGCCAGAACGGGTTGCAGTGAAGGTCAGGGTGATGTAGTTGATGGTTGGGGTTGGTTTGATGAAGATTTCAGCGTAGAACTCACCACGGTCAACAGCATCTTGTGGGTTGTTGGAGGAGTCACACTTGACAAGATAGTCAATGATACCTCTTCTTCCTTGAACATCTCTCAGGTAGGGCTCGCAGAGACCAACGAAAGATGAACGAGTGATGTCATCGTTCTGCTCGAACAGTACAGACTGTGCTGCATCTGCAATCACGTCTTCGATAACAATAAAGAGACGGCGAACGTTGATTCTGTCGAATGCCGACTTGAATCCTTGTGCAGTCTTGTCACCGAAAAGAACGGTTCCTTGACCAGGGAAGGTCACAACTGGGTTGACTCTAGAGGAGTACAACTTATCGCGTTGATCCTTAGCAGGCGAATATGCCAGACGGATGCTGTTGCGAATGTTTCCTCTGTTGAAACCAGCAGGGGAGAACCAAGGCTCTTCAGTCAGAGCAGTGTCAAGTACCAAACCAGCGATGTCGCCGTTGCAAGGAACATAACGGAACTTGTCGTTATACTTGTCGTAGATGTACTTGTAACCAGAGTCAAATACTGCATACGATGAAGCACCTGCACCATCGAAGTAGTCTTGAATTTGAGCAGCGATCTCGTCACCATCGGTGCGACCAATGATGTTAGAGCGAAGGGGCGAGAAGAATGCCATGCAATCTTTACGCTGTTCGCAGATGCTGATCAGATGAGTGATCTTAGCAAGACCTGCATCGCGTGAACCACCTGCGGGACCAGAGATAAGGAAGTCAACATCCTCAGACTCAGGATCGGCAATCAGGGAGTATGCGGTGTTCAGATCATCGGAAGTGAATTGATACTGACTGTTAGAAACAGTGTAGGAAACGCCACCAGCGAAGTCATACCAGATAGTAGAACCACCTTTAGAACCGTAAGTCGTTTGACCAGTAGGTTCAACTTTGTTTCCACGTCCAGACTGCATCAAGTTGAAGTTGCGGTTAGCAACAGACAATCCCCAGTTACCAGCAGCAGCAGAAGCGCCAACAGTAAAGGTTTGTGCAGTATGCTCACCCCAGAGAACCCAATCAGAGAGTTGCTTCAGGACTTCCTTGTAGTAGTTGGTCTCACCAACTGTGCTCTTAGCATCAGAAGCCTTAGAAAGACCGATGTGCTTTTCAAGCAATGCGTAAGGCGTTCCAGTAATACCACCGTCATAGTCAAAGACTAGAACGTGAAGTTCGTCACGGAAACCACCTTTCTCAGTAGCAAAACGAGTAGTAGATGGACGGGGAGCAATGTTGATCCACTTTTGTCCAGGCAGATACTCACGCTCGTTATACTCGACACGAACACTAGTGATTGCCACTGAGTTGCTGTCAGCATCTTCGACGCTATCTGCTGCTGCAAAGTTGATCGAACCCTTGTCGGTTACGCTAAGCAGTTGACGCTCAATACCAGAAGCAGCAATTACTGCAGTGTTGGTTCCTTGAGTAATAGTTTGTGCATCAGCAATGATACCAGTAACACCTGCAGAAGGAATACCGATTTCAAGAATCTTTTTCTTGGCATCAAACGAGAGAACATCAATAGATTCTGAAGAACCAGAGATGTCAATCGTAGTTGCAGTTCCAGGTACGAAAGTACCAACAACGGTAGTTACGGTAAGTTGAATTCTATAAGAATAAACTTTGCCAGACGCGCCAGATGCTGCAGTCAGTGCATCACCAGAAGTAAATTTCCACTCGTTACCTGAACCAGGTGCGGGAAGAACTGCGATTTGGTCTGCACCTGCATCGGTGACGAACATCCGAACGCTGTTGCCTCTGGCACCAGGATAACGGACGGCGAATTCCCAGTTGTTTGCGGAGGCTGGTTCCTCGAATGTTTGCTCGTAAACATCAGTGTTCTGAATCTTTACGGCGGTGACTGGTGTATCGGTGCCATCGGATACAGCGTTTTTGAGATCGGTACTGTCAGTACGAATAGTCTTCAGGAGACCACCATACTGCAAGAACTGAACTCCACTGAACCAATGCTCGTAGTTGTAGTCATCGGGTCCACCGAATCTATCTACAACTTCTTGCTCCTCGCTGTTCTCGACGACCTGATTGACAGGACCCCACTCAAAAGGACCAGCAATCACGCCAACGTTACCCTGTTGGATATCAAAATTGGCGGACAGGTCTCTTTCTAGAACAACTACACCAGGAGATAATTGATTATTTGCTGGCATGTCTAAAACTCCTAGAAGAATCTTTACAGTTTCTAGAAATATTTATAAAATACTAACTCTCTGTTAGGATAGATACTCCCACATGTACGCTCGCTCTCCATATTCATCCGCGTGCCATACATCTCCATTAGCATCTACCTCTACAGTATCTCCTAGTCCATCATCCAGAAATCCAAAAGGTGCCATATCTTCTTCAATTGCTTCCCGTTGATCATCATAAATCCGTTTACGAATGTCATCGTCATTCAATTCTCTGAAATAATCTGACGTTGATAACCATGCAAAGATAACCAATGACATTGCTAGGTCATCATTACATCCATCTTCTGCTTGGAATGATTGACCCTTTTCAATAAATGTAGTTAGTTCTGCAATGATATCATAGTCATTGATGATTAGTTTATCTTCTTCTATCAATGCTTTGAGGTTGTGGCATCCTACCTTTTTCACAGCGGTAGACATCTTTACACCCATCTGGGTTTTCTTACCAGAAAATCCTTGACCAACTACTTGACCTGCACGACCACGCATTGATGCCATCAGAAGATTTTCATATTCTAAATCAAACTGAATAATATCTGCAACTTGTCCACCAATATCATTTACTTCTACTAGAATATATGCATGATTGTAATTTTTCGCTACATCGTAAATGATGTTCGGAAACAATAAAGGTTTGATAGTATTGTTTTTATACTTAGCAACCAGTTTGTATGGAATAGTTGTCGTATCGATTACAACAAAGGCAGAGAAATCTCCCGATACTCCCCTGGCAACATCGACAGTGATAACATAATTATGATCTTTCTGTACATGCTCATAAATTGAAAGACCTTTATTATAAACGAGTGGATCATTATAAACCATCGTCCGCAATTTACTTGGACTGATTAGAGTGTCTACAGATCCTAAGAATTCGCATTCAAACTCAACCTTGAACTGTTGTTCACTTGTGTTTGCAATAGTCTGTTCTTTCCATTTAGCATCCCTACCAGGGACTTCAGACCAATGAACTTCTGTACTTACATATTCATTCTTCTTTCTTTCTGAATCGTGCCACAGTTTGTAGAACATGTTCATCCCATGTGGCGTGGAGATGATAATCACCTTGGTAGATTTACCAGAGGAGATAGTAGGATATACAGAGGAGAAAAACTCATCTGCAATATGATTTGGAACGAACGCAAACTCATCCAGGAAGATGACGTTGAACGACATACCACGAACAGCAGAACTAGAAGTAGATGCTGCCATAATCTTAGAACCATTTTCTAGTTCTAATGATCCACGGTTCCATTGAACAATACCCTGTTGTAACCACTTGGGTAGGTTCTCATATGATCTTTGCAAACGTTGTAACATCTCACGAGACGTTGCTGCTTTGTTTGCAAGGATTGCTACGTTTACGTTGTCATTGAAAATTACATACCACAACAGGTATGAGGTAACGATGGTAGACTTACCTGACTGTCGTGGTAGTTTTGCAATATTGAATCTATTATCATGAAACTTTTGTACCATCTCCTCTTGGAAATGATACATGTCAAAAGGAATCAGACCCTCATCCAAGGATACAATCTTCACATAATTTTTGATGAAGTATACTGGATCATTATAACATTTAGCAAACTCTTCAATCTGCTTGTTTGTAAACTCAATAGAGGTATTCGCCTTTTTTAGATTGGGATTACCTAGGTATACTTCTTGATTACTCATTCTACTAACGTGCCATGTGCTCTGCGAATCTCTTTCAATGCTTCGAGATTCATATCTTTAGTACCACCATCATATGCGTGAGCATATCCTTCTTCAATCATTTGTTCATTGAGCGACACAGTTCCGTCCCCAATGTAAAGCCAACCCAGAAGACGCCCATATTTCCCAGTGCCACCAACAAGTTCAGTCCTAACAGACAGCTCATCATCACCAGCCAAAGTGCCTTCGAGTTTTTCTTTGAGCCAGTTGGTTGCGTCGATTCCAAGAGCCTTCTCCTCTAAGTTTCGTGTTCTTTTTTCTGGAGTATCAACGCCTGCAACTCTAACTCTTTCTTTCTTGTATAGATCAAACCCGAGATCAATAGTGACATCAATAGTATCACCATCAAGTACACGATTGATCTCCGTTACTCGAAAGTTGTAGCAGCTCTTCCTGCTTGGTGGTGTCATTGCTCCCATGGGATTCTCTATCATCAACTCCTAGTATATAGTAGATACAATAGAATGCCCCTGCGACAGCAAGGACTACCATAAAGATCACTGACCATACAGGATCATTTACATTATCTAAAGGACGTAATACTAAATTCATCAGAATCCAGGAATGCCAGCAGGTACTCCAGGTACTCCAGCAGGAACTGCACCGCCAGTTGCACCAGGCATCGAAGGCATCTCAGGCATCATTCCACCTACAAGTTCTGGCAATGCACCAGTTACAGCTTCCATTACAGCTTCAGTTGCTTTTTCTTTTACGCCGTCCAAAATTGCATCTTTTTGGACGTAGACGTAAACACCACCACCAATGATAGAAGCAGTTCCAAGGAAAGACAGAACTGCCAAACAGTTGATTACTTTTTGCATGATAGATTACTCATCTTCTTCATTGTATTTAGCGAGCATTTCATCAAATTTTTTCAGACCTTCAAGTCTCTTTTCCCAAGTGATTCCAGAATCAGAACCTCTGCAAGGATTGATGCATTGTTCATTGGCATAATTATTGCATACCAATCCAGCAAGATCATGGGGATCTCCAAGTTTGCCTGTTCCACTCCAATAGTGCTGTCCATTCAAAAAGATGGCACCACACTTTCCACACTCCTCTCTCTTCATCGATAAATCCGATAAAGGCTTTGGACCTATAGGGTCATTAGTCATTTATACGTTCCTCGCTACTGACAGTATAATAGTTATCTAGACATTATAGTGTATCACATAGCTACAAAATGTTTAGTATTCGTGTTGGTTTATCAACAGTTCCAAGCTCTCAATGACTTGGACAGACGATCATCTCCAGTGTTATTGGAAGGTTTCTGTCTCTTTCTCATGCCCTTCATTCGAGCGCAGAAGGATGCCCTCCTGGGATTTCCAACCTTCTTGCTAGGTGCTTTGAGGTCAGATCCTGGATTTTCCTTCTCATAAGACTTTCGTCCTTTTTCATTGAGTCCTCCAGATTTTGCTTTGCCTGATTTTTTTGTCCAGGCTGCTCCTTCTTCGACATTGTTGCTTTCTCGTAGATCAATGCACTCGATCACGAACTGTTCGTATGTTTTATATTCCATTATCCAACCACCTCAATTTCTTCAACAGTAATTGCTCCACTGCCTGCAGTAATCTTTACTGCCCTTTTTACTATTGCTTGATTCCCGCTGTAAGCGTATGTATAGTCTGCTGCAGCAGCAGAGGAATCAACATCAGTAGTAATAGTAGTTCCAGTGGACGCCGTAATCTTTTTGCCTGCCGTGCCAGCAGATAGGAACTCGCTGCCAATGGCAGGAGAAGTAGAGTCATCTATAACTGCGATAAAATCTCCAGTGGAAAATGGATGTTGACTTCCAGTTTGTTGGAGATGCTGCCCAAGAGTATATACAGTAGTAGCTGAATCTGTTGCTTTTACAATTCTTGCTTGACCAACCTTCGCTCCAGATTTCACTAACAATGCTTCATTCTGGATAAGTGTGATAGCGGGACCATCATTGAATGATACCGTACTTGCTGCAGCAGCACTAATAATACGATAGTAACCAGTGCTTACAATCTGGTATTCAGTTGCACCGCCAGCGAGGTCGTTGGTGTTTAGAACGTTGATAACTGTCATGTCTAGTTAGTTTGAATCTGTATTATTTATGTCCTTTTGCTGCTTTAGTAGTTTTTGTAGTTCTGCTGTACTACCAACGAAGAGTGCATTGGTAGTATTTTGTGTAACTTTCTTTTCTTCTGCATCAAGATCTTTTATCTTTTTCTGTAGATCCATCAACTTATCTGCTACATCTCCTACGTTCTTGATGAGCTGGCCAGCAACTTCATAAGCACGAGGATGATCTGACGATCGTGCCACATCAAGTATTCCATCTACTGCCTCCTGTCCTTTCATTACTAGATTGTGTAACTGAGCGCGAGATATCTCGTAGTCTTGTCTTACATCCTGGGTTTCACTTTTCTTTAGTTTAGGTTTATCTGCTTTTATTGTTTCCAATTCAGCAGGTTCAGTACCAAATACATCATCTAGTCCATCGAATGTGCTCATGTAATGTCCTCATCGGTGTCAGTTACTGGATTCCGTTTCTTCATATCTGTGAACTCGGAATAGATCTCATTGAATCCAAAGTCATCATCTGGATCCACGAAGGCATCATCAGCTGCTGTAATCGCACCATCATCATTATAGTCAACAGTTGCTTTTGGTGTAACAGAGTAGCGAGTAACACGAGGTGCTTTCGCCTGATCCATATCTGCGTAGGTATCGATAATGGATTTCTTGATTGTAGAAGGTTCTGTAACAGGACCGTATAGATAACTTTTTACGGTAAACTGTAAGGTGTATAAAATTGCTCTACGCTGAGCAAAGTTGCCCTCATAGAGATCTTCATAATTGATACTGTTTAGTGTGATAGGAATATCACGCACTTCTTCAATAGTGTCAACTAACTTGAGCGTCAAATTGAAATGTGGTTGGAAGAATGGAATGATTTGTTCTAGAATCTGTAACGAATCTTCCTGAGTTTTAGCAATGATACTTAGGGTGAAACTAAGATTGTATGGTACAGGCATGAATGCCGTCTTAGTTTTTGTGGTATCACCGATAGGGATTTGAACTTTAGCAGTAGGTGCAACCTTTCTAGAAGCATCATAATCGATACCACCCATCTCAAAAGAGATTCTGGGAAGTGTGATCTGAACACGCTTGTTAGTAGGATCTGGATTTTGATCTAGTCTGGCAAGAAATTTATCTGTAGGACCATATGCTAGTGGCACTTTCATAACTTCGCTATCACGTCTCAGTTCGATGTTATTGAACAACGTACCAAACGCGATAACGGTCTTGCGAATAATATTGTGGTAGAAATATGTGCCTAACATTAGAAGGTATCGCTATCGTTTCCTGTATATCCAAAGGGATTACCTTCGGTCCAATCAATAATATCATCGTCGAGAGTCTCAAAGAGAGAGTTCTGATCGTATGTACTATTCGTATTATTTAGTGTGTTATAAGACTCGGGACTCCAAAGCGCACCTGAGGTCTCTCCTTTGAGATACTCAGCAACATTGAATGTACCAGTGCGGTTGATAATTTGAAGTTCTCTTGTACTGTTATCCCAAGACTTGACTTCAGCATGTATGTCTTTAGGAGATTCCTGTATTACTACTGTAGGTGCAGAAGTATATCCACTACCACCAGCAGTAATAGTAAATCCAGTTACCAAACCTGCAGCACTAACAGTTGCAGTTGCAGTTGCTCCAGTTCCACCACCACCAGTCAGAGTGACAGTTGGAGGTAATGCAGAATTATAATATTGTCCACCATTACTTGCAGCAATAGAAGTTACAGCATCGCCAGTAATAGTAGCAGCAGCAACAGCGGTATAAAGATTACCAGTAAGGGTTTCACCAATAGAAAAATCACCACTCCCACCAGGATCCATAACAAGTTTGATGCTGTTAGCAAATGTGGTTTCCACAGCATCAATATCAGCAACACCAGTATCAATAGACTCATCACTGTACTCGAATAGTTCGCATTGCATTTCCCAAACGTAGCCTTTACCCAGTTGGTAGAAAGGTCTTTCTGCTTCTACAAACTTGATCTCAAAAAGATGTTTTGTAACTGGGAACCAGATCAGATCACCTTCATTAGGACGACCTTCTACTGCTAGTGTAACATTGTCGTCAACCTTTTCGGTAAACTTTTTACGAGAGATAACAAAAGTTGTTTTGTCTTCTATACGAATTCCAAATTTGCTAAGTAACTCTCCTTGTCCTTCCCATCCTTCAACATTATTGACATATGCTCTGCATAGGTAAGCCGAATCGAATGAAGATTCTTGAATCTCATTGAGTACATCATCAGTTGTAACTCTGGTTCTTGGGATATAATATATCGCCTGACCATAAATTTCAATAGATTCAACAATGAGGTTTTCAAAAAATGCTTGCTCTTGTTCGGATCCATTGATGTTTATACGACACGCACTGTCGTAATCCGATTGAATGCAATTGTTAGCAGGGGTGTTTGAGTATGACATCAGCCTATCAGATCCATTGGAGGTAGTTCATAACGACTATGGAGTTCTTGAATCAGAACTTCTTTCTTGTTACGACCGTCTTCTAAAATTTGACGACCGTTCAAAGTGACACCGCCCAGCATTTGTACGCCATCGTACTTGCTGAGGTTCTGACCCCATTGCTGCTGGAAGAGTGCTTCGGTATATCCTTTTACCCATTCATTATTATATGCACTAGTAAAGATTTGTGGATCAACGCCAAATGTACCATCCACTAAAATGTACTGACCCGTTTGCATTTCCTGCCAATCAAAATCTAGATGCAGTCTATTCTCATGAGTAGTCCATCTTACTCTTCTATTCTGCGAAGAGTTAGTTACCCAGTCCAAAGTCTCAAGATACTGAGATGTCATGTAATAATGCAGAATCTGTCCATGAGTGAAATTGTAAATATCGTTCAGGAAGATCTGATATTTGATGTTGAAGATATTACCAGGAACAACACTAGATGGTCCAACGCTTGTATATACATGATTGATACCCAATGTATTGGGTGGCATATCAACATAGTTATCTACGGTTGACCAATCAGTACCTGCAATTGCAGAAGAACTAGATGCTGCTGCTTTCATCGCATCAGTTACTTCAATGCGTATAAAACGTTGGGCAGAACCTTCATAATGAAATTCTTGCCAATGACTAATTGCTTCTTCAATTAGGTCATCCAGTTGCTCATCGCATACATTGATGTCGATGGCAGGATAACCCAACCTACGAAGGGCATAGTTTTTTAGTTCGGTTGCGGTAGCAGGTTTAGTTGCTGACATGAGTTATCAGGAGAATGAATTGACAGTCAAAGTAGTAACATCATTAGCACTGACGACTTCTCCAACTTTGAAGAATCCATCAACAGTATCGACGGTGATTGCACTAGCAGCGAGAGCAGTGATAACACCTGTAGTTCCACTGGTAGCACCTGTCACAGTTGCACCAACTTCCATCGTTGTGATATCAGAAAGTGCGAATGTTGCATTGGTGAAGACCGTGGAAAGATCAATAGTTGCATCACTGGTAATAATAGTTGCAACATCAAATGTGAGGTTAGCAGCACCTCCACCACCAAGATTTGCATCATTGACAGTGATTGTATCGTCTACTGCATATCCACTACCAGCGGTGGTAACGGTAACAGTAGCAGCACCAGAACCATCAACCACCACAGAGAATTCTGCGCCAGTACCAGAACCAGTATCAGAGTAATCTGAACCTTCAATAACATAAGTTCCTGCAGTTCTCAATGCATCTGCTGCACCGATAGTATCTACTGTCAGAAGTCCAGTTGCTGCAGGGTTTACAATTGTAATTGTGTTCCCGATAGTATAACCAGAACTAGCAGCGTTCACCGTAACGCCAGTAACGCTACCGCCAGTAGCAGCAATATCAACGGTAAGACCAGTGCTATCTCCACCAGTAGTCGTAAGACCTGTACCAGTTGTGTAGTTAGTACCAGCAACCAAAGAACCAAAGTCGAATGTTGAAGCACCACCCAGATTTGGGTTGGTAAGCGTAATTGTTTCACCGATCAGGTAATCAGTACCACCTGCATTAGCAGCGACTGCAGTGATAGCACCAGAAGCATCAACTGTAGTATCAACAGTCAATCCAGTACCAACACCATCAGAGGTGGTAGCAATAGCAGTTCCAGCAGTG